CAGGTGTTCCTATGATTATGACCAATCACACATATGATGTTATTGGTTCTATGTTCCCACAAAAAGAAATGGGTGGCGGTTCAGGTTTGAAGTACGCTGCTTCATCAATCATCTACTTAGGTAAACGAAAAGAAAAAGAGGGTACAGAAGTAGTAGGTAATATTATACATTGTAAAAATTATAAGTCCAGAATAACTAAAGAGAACGCACAAATTGATGTAAGATTATCATACAAACATGGTTTAGATAGACACTATGGTTTGTTAGAACTTGCAGAAGAGGCTGGTATCTTTAAGAAAGTATCAACAAGAATTGAATTACCAGATGGTACAAAACAATTTGGTAAAACAATCAATGATAATCCTGAAACATATTTTACAAAAGAGGTATTAGACCAAATTGATGAGTACACAAAAAGAAAATTCAGCTACGGCTCTGACGAAGACGAATAGAAGATATGTCTTTGCTCAAAAAGAGGGCGAAGACCATACTTGTATTAAGTTGACCGAAGGACCATTTGCCGATACCATTTACAAATATGGTAAGGTTGGCATACCACCAAAAGTGGAAGAAGATGCTGAGGGTAAATTACCTTTGACATTTGATTATACAGTAGTAAAAAATCCAAGAGATTTAGACCTGCTTGATAATCAAGAATTTATAAATTATATAGGTGATATATTGGTAGAATTACTTGATGAACAACTAAAGAATGGGACGGCAATAATTGAATAGAATAGAAACCACAATACTGAGCAATCTCTTTTTCAGAGAAGATTACACTAGAAAAGTATTACCTTTTATTAAAAAGGATTACTTCAATACAAGAACTGAACAGTTACTATTTGAAGAAGTGTATAAGTTTATTGATAAGTACAATAATCTTCCTACAAAAGAAACTATCTTAATTGAACTTAATACTCGTAAAGATATTAATGAAGAAGAACATACAGCAATAAAAGAATATGTTGTAGGTTTATCAGATGAGAAGAGTGATGAACAGTGGTTGATTGATACTACTGAAAAGTTTTGTAAAGACCGTGCTGTACATAATGCTGTATTGTCTGGTATTAAAATCTTGGATGGCAAAGACAAGGCGATGACGCCAGAGGCAATACCAAGTATCTTATCAGATGCATTGGCCGTGTCGTTTGACAATCATGTTGGCCATGACTATATTGAAGATGCAAAATCCAGATTTGATTGGTACCATACTAAAGAGAAAAGATTTCAATTCGACCTTGATTACATGAATAGAATTACAAAAGGTGGTGTTCCAAGTAAAACTTTGAACATTGCTCTTGCAGGCACAGGCGTTGGTAAATCACTATTCATGTGTCATGTAGCATCATCTTATTTGACACAAGGTATGAATGTATTGTATATCACATTAGAGATGGCAGAGGAAAGAATTGCAGAAAGAATTGATGCAAACTTACTTGATGTATCTATGGAAGATTTACATGTCATGCCAAAAGATTTGTATGATAACAAGATGGATAAGATACAAGCTAAGACAAAAGGTAAACTTATCATCAAAGAATATCCAACAGCTTCTGCTCATAGTGGTCACTTTAGAGCATTGTTGAATGAGTTATCATTGAAGAAGAGTTTTAAACCAGATGCAATCTTTATTGACTATCTAAACATTTGTTCTTCAAGTAGATTTAAAGGTGGTAATATATCATCATACTTTTATGTAAAAGCAATTGCAGAAGAACTTAGAGGTCTTGCTGTAGAGTTTGATGTACCAATCTTTAGTGCAACACAAACCACAAGAACTGGTTTTGTCAGTACAGATATTGGTCTTGAAGATACTTCAGAAAGTTTTGGTCTGCCTGCTACGGCAGACTTTATGTTCGCTTTGATTTCAAATGACGAACTAGAACAACTAGGTCAAATTAAAATCAAACAGTTGAAAAACAGATATAATGACCCTAGTACAAACAGAGCATTCATTGTGGGTGTTGACCGTAGTAAAATGAGGTTGTATGATGTAGAACAAACAGCACAAGATATTGTTGACGCTAATCAAACCAATCAACCTTTTAAAAAGAAAGAGGACGCTTACGATAAGTTTAGCGATTTTAAAGTATAATGCAACAATACGCCAAATTATATAAAGGTGCTGTATCTGAAAGTCTATGTGAACATACGGTACATGCCATGGGTACTATAAATTTTCAGAAACATAATTTTTATAATGCAACAACAGGTGAAACTAAACCTAGAGATGAAGATAAAGAATTATCTATGAGTTGGGATAATGTACCAACTAAAAATCAACTAAACAAAATTGTTGATGACACAGCAAGCCAATATGTTAAAGATTTAAATATGCCTTGGTTTAGTGAGTATCAAGGTTACTCACATGTAAGATTTAATAAGTATGAAGAGAGTAAAGAGATGGCTCTTCATTGTGACCACATACATTCTATGTTTGATGGTGAAAGAAAAGGTGTTCCTATACTAAGTGTGTTAGGTTTACTTAATGATGATTTTGAGGGTGGAGAATTCTTTATGATAGACAAACAAAGAGAGTTTTCAAAAGGTGATATTCTAATTTTTCCTAGTAATTTCATTTATCCACATGTCGTAAAACCAGTAACTAAAGGTATTCGTTACTCATTTATAAGTTGGATATGGTAAGAACTAGAAAAAAACAAAAAGTAAGATTTCATAAAGGCGATAAACGACCACCGGAGGATTTAAAAACTGTGAGTTATACTACTGAGATGATTAAAGAAGGCAAGAAGATTTTATGGGGTGTCCGAGAGGAGCCGACAAACAATATTGTTGCTAAATATTTTTTTGAAGAAGACGCTAAGAAACTTGCAGACTTTCATAATAAAGAGAAAGTTTGGTTGCCTAACGGTGGTATCCCTAAGATGCTTTGGAATTATTAGCTTGACAAGGTCTTTTCCATACATTATAAATATGTATAGGAGAAAACATGTCATTCAATATAGCATCAAAAGCAGAAGTCAGAAAACACTTTGGTACTGACTTATACAAAAAAATCGAACCTTTGTTCGATACAATGCTTGAAGGTTCATTCTTCTGTGATGACGCTCCTGTTACCACAAGTAAGATACATACAGTTAAGGTATCTACAGCAAACTTTCAAAAATTAAAACCAGCTCTTAACAGACAAAAACTAAAAGTAGTAATCAACGCAGGTAAATTATCTTGTGATGTTCTTATTGGTAAATATACCATTAGATTTTTAGAAACTGGTAAGAAATCTGTAAGTAGTGGTGATGCACAATCAACAGCTAAACAAGAAAGAGCCTCACTGTGGGTTATAAAAAAAGTATTACAAGAAGGTAAAACCTATAGATTGCCTGGTGATTTAACAAAAGATAAAAAAGACCTCAAAGAATTATTAGAAATATATCCAGAAGTATTAGATACAGGTTGGGTTGACCTTTTATTTGCACAAGCAAAGAAGATGAAACAACTTTATACAGGTAAAAGGTTTACCGAATACAATAGAGATGGTGGTTTTATGGATTGGATTTCAGCAATCGTAAAAACTAAATTTGGTATATCTAAAAAAGACAGTTGGAATCCTGCTGATATATGGTTAATTAATGATGAAGAAAAAGTCAAAGATGAAATAAGACAAGCAACTTCTGGTGCAAATCCAAGTTTAGAAAAACTAAATGACTTGATGATAAAACAATTTAAAGAACACCGGTGTGTAGGTGTATCTTTAAAAATGCCTTCAACAAAAGAAGCTAGATGGCAACTTGTAAATATGAAAGCAAATTCAGATGCTCCTATAAGTTACAAGTTAGACAACATTAAACACACAATGACACTTAAGCCTAATAATCAATTAGATACCACTGATACAATAATCACAGTGTCTTCAGGTGCAAACACAGCCACATTTCAGATAAGACAGAACTCAAAAGGTTTTAATAATTTAAAATTTGAACCTACAATGAAAGGTGCTTCTTCAGCCAGATTAGGTAAAACACCGTTAGATATGTTAAGAGCAATGATGACAGGCGATTTCAACATACCTCTATCAACCTTTCAAAATGATTGGAATAAACACCCTAAAACAGTAGGTCAATTTGATGTTGTTGAAAAAGAATATGAAGAAAAATTTAAGAAGATAAACAGTCATAGACTAGTAGAAACAGGTATTAAAGATGCTGAATTTGCACCTAATATTAAAGCATCATTTGGTACTGTTGATTGGCAGAGTGGTTATACTACATCAAAACTTATGCAATTAAGATTTGTATGTGCTATTTTAGATTTAAAAGAAGAAGAACTTAATACAATGTTAACCAATATGTTGTATTTAGCTATGAAAACTGGTACACAATTTGGTGCCCATGGTAAACTTTACTAGTCCACAACAAATTTAGGTTATAAATAGTAGTGGATTTGTTAATGGATTGACTGAGAGGGCTTGCCAAACCTCAACTTTTATAGTATAATGGACAAAAATGAGAGAGGCAAATGTTTAGTTTTAAAGGGTTTCAAACACAAGATACGAATACNCACCTAGAACATCTGGAAGATGATATCATCAACCGTGGTTCANANGGTGGCGATAATGCGTTAAACTTCCTAATGACTGTAAGAGATATGCTTGCTGGTTCTGCCAGAAGTAAGGTCAATATTACGGTTAAATGGGACGGTGCGCCTGCTATTATCTGTGGTATCAATCCAGAAAACGGCAAATTCTTTGTTGGTACAAAATCAGTATTCAATAAAACACCTAAGATAAACTATACCAATAGAGATATTGATAGAAACCATGGTGGTGTTGTTGCACAAAAATTAAAAGTATGTCTTGCTTATCTATCTAAACTAAACATCAAAGGCATCTTACAAGGTGACCTATTATTTACAGGTGATGATAAAAAGAATATCTCTATAGATGGCGAAGCCATGATATCTTTCACACCAAATACAATTACATATGCAATGCCTAAAAATAGTGCAGTTGGTAAAAAGATTGCAGCCGCTAAAATGGGTATTGTTTTTCACACACAATATAATGGTAAAACTATGGCAAGTTTAGCTGCTAGTTTTGGTTCAGTAACAGGTTCTACAAACAAAAATATATGGTTAGCAAGTGCAAAGTACAAAGACACTTCAGGTTCTTCAACATTCACTCAAGCAGAGTTGGCTAAGTTTGATGCACAACTTAGAATGGCACAAGGTTCATTATCAAAAGCAAAACCTATGTTAGACTTAATGAGTGGTAATATCAACGATGAGTTATCTGTAGGTTATAGATTAAAAACATACTTCAACTCATACATTAGAAATTCAAATTCAAGTATGGCCAAAGTTAAGGTTATGCAAGCACAGTTTAGAGATTACTTTGAGAACTACTTACAACAAGAAATTGATAGTAAGAAAACAGAACGAGGAAAAGAAAAATACAAAGTCGCTTTGAAAAAAGGTCTACAAATTATTGACCGAAATCAAACAGCATTATACTTTGCTATTGCCTCACACATTACATTAGGTATCGCAAAAGGTACTTTACTACAGAAGATGAACCAGATTAAATCTATCGGTCACTTCTTACGAACAAAAGATGGTTACAGAGTAACAGCACCAGAGGGTTATGTTGCAATCAACAGCTCAGCAGGTGCAGTTAAATTTGTAGATAGATTAGAATTTAGCAGACAAAACTTTACTATGCCAAAGGGTTGGAATTAATGAAAACATTTAAACACTTTTATTTTGAAGCAATCAACGGACCTAAAATCATTATGATTGGTGGACCAGGTTCTGGTAAGTCTACCTATTCAGAAATTATTACTAAGAAGTTAGGTATACCACACATTTATACAGGTGAAATGTTAAGAGCAATCTCAAAACAAAATACCGAAGATGGTAGAACTGTAAAGAAATTACTAGACCAAGGTAAGTTTGCACCAACACCTATGACTATTAAGATAGTAAAACAAAGAATAGAAAAACCAGACGCACAAAAAGGTTATATCTTTGATGGTTTTCCTAGAAGTGTAGAACAGGCAAAGATGATGGAAGAACAAGGTATTGAATACGACTATGTAATTAACCTTGTTATACCAGAAGAAGAGATTATTAAGAGATTAACTGCCAGAGGTAGAGAAGATGACAAGCCAGAAATTATTAAAAAAAGATTGGCAACATACGAAAAAGAAACTAGACCTTTGTTAGACTTTTATAAAAAAGAAATAATAAATATTAAAGCACATGGTGATACACCAGAAGCTATAGCAAAACAAATAGTACAAAAGGTTAGTAAATGAAAACATTTGACCA